TGATGGCCGTAATTAAGGGCGAACCTACATTTGCAGAAACGCAATTGGAGATTAGGATAAACGAGCTGGAAGAAGAAAACTCGCGCCTACGCCAGCAAGTAAAAAACTTACAAGATTGGCACGACTCACACTTATGAAAAATCTATTCAAGCGAAGAAAAAAAGTAGTGCTGGCTTTCTATCCTGAAACGCCACAGTCTATACCTGTCGTCCGGATTTACAAAGAAGGTGAATCCGCTGGAGAAAAGAAAAAGGTGAAAAAGATAAACACCAGAAACCCGTCCAGAATCGTTATCGATTATGACGACGGAACAACCGACGAACTCGTAAACTTTGTTTGCAAAATAACCCATTTCTATGCAGGAAGTAAGACTAATCGGAAAGGGAAATAATCAGGTCGCAGTCGTAATGATACCAGATTATGAACCGGGCTGCGAACCTGATGTTATTATCTTTCAGGAAGGTTGGTATTTTCACAAAGGCGATAGGAAGATTTACTATTTAGGTTATGGAATCGTCGCTGTTACTACCAAGCCTGACCCAAACAAAATAGCCGAATTTATCGGTGACGATTCTTTATTGTTGACATGCCCACAAACCATTGAAGAAGCCGTTGACGACTTTATAACTTTTTTCTCGTCTTCAAAGGACTGGGATAAGTACATGAGCGTTTCCGAAAATCAATTTATCTCAAGCGCTCACTTTTATAGCGGCGAGTTCATAAGGAATAACTATTTTCTTTGGTGGTTCGAAGGACATGGATACAAAAAATGGCCAGTCTCAATACCGCCTCTTGTTTCCGAATTTAATAAACTCGGAATAACACACGCGGATGACATGAGTTCGATAATCTTAAAAACCGCCTACAGAAAGGCGAATAACCTTCCTGTGTCTCAAAACGAAATGATCGAGCAATGCAAAGCGCACTGGAAGCGCGAAGGCTTTGCCGACGGAATTTATAAGCGCATCGTTTGAATTGGGTTAGTAAAATGCAAACCCCGCTATTCTTGGCGGGGTTTTTTGTCCCCATACTATTTACTACCTTTAACACATGAGCGAAGAAAGAAGTTTAGTAACCGTCTCAAAGACGTCATTTGGTCAATTCAAAAAGTTTTTTGAATCACCAATCGCCATGTACGAACGAGCAGTCGAGTACATTCAATGGTGCGAAAACAACCCGCTATATATCTCAGAGCAGGTAAGAAAACCCGGCAGCGCTACTATTATACCCGGAATCGATGGCGCTGAACCGACAGTTATTCCACCGGAATTACTTATTGAGATCCCTCGTAAACGTGCTGCGACCCGAGAAGCGCTTTCTTTGTTTATGGGTGTCGGCCCGCATTACTACGCGACTTTTAAGCAGAAGCTTAAAACAGGTGAAATGCGCGACACAGAAAATGAGGACTGGCAAAAAGTAACGGACGTTATCGATGGAATGATCTTCGCATACAACTACGAAGGCGCTGCCGCTGGACAATTCAACCCGGCATTGACGGCCAGATATTTGGGTATTGCCGAAAAGATTGAAAGCAAATCCGAAGTCAAGACGACAAAAGAAGTATTTAGAATCGGCGACACAGAAATCGAATTCTAATGGAGAAGAATGTTTTGTTTGAGCCGTCGCCAAAACAAATGGAGTTTTTAAATGCTGTATTCTCGAAAGATAAAAGGGTTATTTTATTTGGCGGCGCTATCCGCGGCGGAAAAACATACGCTGGACTCGGTGCCGTACTCCTATTGTGCAAGTTTTATCCTGGTTCAGTATGGGCGGTTGTCAGGGACACCCTACCAACGCTTAAACGCAACACTATACCGTCGTTTCTCAAAATATGTCCACAAGGTTTTATTAAATCGTATAATCAAGAACGCCAGTTAGTAGAATGCATTAACGGATCAAAGATTTTATTCTTTCCAGAAAATTTCGACGACGATAAAGATCTTAACCGTTGGAAAGGTCTTGAAGTAAACGGTTTTCTTCTTGAAGAAGTAAACGAGCTTCAATTGGTTTCTTTCTACAAGGCCATAGAACGGGCAGGTTCATACATCCCGCCTAAAAACTTAAAGAAGCCTAAGCCTCTTGTTATGATGACTTGCAACCCGGCTCATAACTGGGTTAAAGAATTGATTTACGATAGATACGAAAACGGAACGCTTCCGGATTCTTGGATTTATATTCCTTCTAAAATAACGGACAACCCGTTTGTGATGGCAGACGAAGCATACGTCGAGTCATTAAAGGAATTACCGACGTATCAATACAAAGTATACGTCGAGGGAGATTGGAACATCCAACTAAAAATTGGAGGAGAGTATTATAAATGTTTCGAGTTGGACAAGCATGTACGCCCCAACCCTATTGTAATCGAAACAGGATTTCCTACTCTTTACGACAAAAATTTACCGATTCATATTTCTTGGGACGACAACGTAAACCCATATCTGCCGTGTGGAATTTTCCAAATACAAAAGACGCCGGTAATTATGCCGGATGGTAAAACCGAATACGATACAGAAATAATAATGATCGACGAAATTGCAGCTAAGACGCCGATGAATAATGTCGAAAAGGCTTGCGCAGAAATTGATCGACGGTATAAAAGCCACACCGCCGGGATGTACGTTTACGGTGACGCGACGGCAAAGAAGGAAGATACAAAATTGGAAAAGGGATATAATTTTTATACCCTGATCATGCAATACCTAAAAAGATTCATGCCGCAGAATCGAGTAATAGGTCATAATCCGAATGTTATTCCACGAGCCCAGTGGATAAATAGTGTTTTTGAGAAAAACGTCGGACGAGTTTGGGTAACAATCGGAGACAATTGCAAGACGACGATAAATGATTTTATTCTTTTAAAAGAAGACGAAAATGGAGGTAAGTATAAAGAAAAAGCAAAGGACGAAAAGACTAAAGTTTCTTATCAAAAATTTGGACACTTTGCAGACTTATTCGAGTATTTCATGGTTTCAGCATTAGGAAGCAAATTCGATGACTGGCGGGCTGGCGGCGCTGTTGCTTCTGTTAGATTCGGCAAAAACGCCACTTCAAAAAATAGTTACTAGACGAATTTTTTTGTAATTTTCTATCGAGTACATTTGTTAGCAATGTCATATTTAATACCTTCTGACTTCAAAGTCCTGATCCAAACAGGAAACCTTAATCAGGTTACAGGTGGGGATAATGCCGTGTTGTCGGCTGGTAATGCATCGGCAGAAGAAACCGCACAAGAATATTTATCCACCAAATACGACCTTACTGCTGAGCTAAAAAGCACTGATACATACGATCCAGCAAAAACATACAGCGCAAACGACAGAATTTATTTGGACGCGGTCCCGTATTCGGCTACTGCCAGTTACAATAGCGGGGCGCTTGTTTTGCAAAATGGATCGATCTACAAAGCGACTCAGGCGGTAACTGCCGAAGCGTTCAACCCCGCTCATTGGCTAGCGCTTGGAAGCCAATTTCAAATCTCATATGTAACGCAGACTAAAAAAACGTTTGATTTAAATTCGGTGTATTCCGTTGGAGATCAGGTATATTGGAAAGGAAATTACTACACTTGTCAAGTTACAACGGCGGGCATCGACTGGCAAACAGTTTTACAGGCGACTTATTACAGCAATGTTCCCAACAGAAATATTTTTCCTGACGATCCTAAATTTGGACTCCAATTTTGGGGAATGCCTACCCCGGCCACGGTAGCGCCAGCCAGTTTTCCAGTTGGTTGGACTATTGGTGACAACAGAAATGCTAATCTCGTCCAACATTTGGTTTCAGTTGCGCTATATAAGATGCATTACAGAATAAGTCCAAATAACGTTCCGGGCCATATCACAAAAGCGTATATGGGCGCTCAGGGAGAAGGTGTTGCCACTCGTGACGGTTATATATACCCGGATTACAGCGCGTTAGGTTGGTTACAATCTGCGATGTTGGGGAGTAAACCTATAAGACTACCTTTAATCCAGCCGCGTTCCGGCGGGCGGATAAGGTGGGGCAGTAAAGTAAGAAATCAAAACGGATTCTAAAATGGGATTTTTTAGCAAAATAGGAACGAGCATTAAGGCTGCGGCTAGTCCGTGGCTTCCTTCTTTGTGGGCCTCTTACGGAAATCCCGCTCAGGGTGGTCAGGTCGATCCTAATAGCGAACAGGGTAAAAAGAATCTGTCTATGAGCATAGCCCCTGTTCAGCTACAGCGCGTAAAGCAGGACGTAAAAACATGGCGTGACGCGATGGACGAAGCAGAAAACCCATGGTATCCCCACAGGGTAAAACAACAGCGTTGTTTTATCGATACCGTCCTTAATGGTCATGTATTCGCCTGCATGGACAGAAGGGAAAAGATGTTATTGCAAAAAAAACATCGTTGGGTCGACAAAACGAGTGAAAGCAGAGAGGTCAATAAAAAATTGACAGACCTGTTCAATAAGCCGTGGTTTAATAAGGCGAGAAAAATCGAGCTCGAAGCTCAGGCGTTTGGTTACAATCTTATATCTTTTGGCGATTGCGTCAATAGCGATTTCCCAAAACTCGATTTTATTAAACGGTGGAATGTTTCTCCTGACCGTTTAAATATCCCTCAATTTATTTATTCCATAAGCGGTCCACAGTTTCTGGAACCTCCTTACAACGAATGGCATTTATGGATACCGACGCCTTCTGATGTCGGCGTAAGTAGGTGCGGCTATGGTTACTTATACAAGGTTGCGTTTTACGAAATAGTCGCACGTAATGTCCTAACTCAAAACCTTGATACCACTGAAATGTACGGCGCACCCATGCGCGTAGGTAAAACAAATAAGTCCCAAGACGATCCAGAACGTGCTATTTTTGAAGCAGCCCTCGCGGAAATGGGAAATATGGGGTATATCGTTATGGACGCAAACGGTGATGATATTCAGCTCGTTGAATCAAAATCTTTAGGCAATGGATACAAAATCTATGAAAGCCTTGAAATGCGCTGCGAGAAGAAGATTTCAAAGATCATCCTTGGTCACGCTGATGCGCTTGATTCGATACCCGGTAAATTGGGTAATGATAGCGAGGAGAGTCCTGCTCAGGTGGCTCTCAGAGAAACAAATACGTCGGACATGAACCGGCAACACCATTGGGTAAACGAAGTTCTTGCGCCGTTCCTAAACGAGAATTTCGGTTTCATGATCGACCTTGATAAATATGAATGGGAATTCGACAACAACGAAGAAGAAGCAGAATCAGAAAGGGAAGAAACAGAAGACGCAGACAAAGCAGCCGGAGTCATGGTTAAGGTGAAGCAGGCAGGTGGGGAACCGGATTGGGATTGGTATAACGAAAGGACCGGGATGAAAGTCGAAAAGGCAGAAATTCCTTTACCGATGCAAGGTGGTTTTCCCGGCGCACCGGGCGCACAACCGAAACCGGGCGAAAAGCCTGAGCAAAAGACGCCAACAGAACGCGACCAAACAAAAGACAAGGCGAAGATTGATCCAAAAGTAAAGGCAAGGCTCGAATATATTTACAAGTCGCATAAACATTAGAATTGGCAAGAAAACGACCAATACCAAAAATGAATGCTACAAAAGATTCGTTGAAACCCGGCGAATTAGATAAGTACATTGATGGCATTTATGATGGAGAATATACAGTTGATAATTTGCCTGAATTTGTTTATGATTCGATTGTAGATTATTTAAAGAAAGGCCTATATCAGGGTTGGGGAAAGGACTATACAACCCTATTGAAACAGGCGGCTGAAGATGAAGGGTCATACGGAAAAGATCTTGAATTGCTTAGCCAGTTACGCGAGAATGTGTATATGTTTGGCGCTGCCAAGACATATAGCATGACTAAGGATATAAGCGGCCTGTTATTCGATGAAGATGGTGAATTAAGAACAAATAAAGAGTTCAATGAAATCGCTCGCGAAACATATGCAAATTGGAATGACAATTGGGGAGAAACAGAATACAGCACGGCGGTAGGGCAGGCATATGCCGCCCAACAGTGGAATGAGATTGAAAAAACAAAGGACATACTTCCAAATTTAAGGTATAGTGCGATCGGTGACGCGTGTCCTATTTGTTTACCGTTTGACGGCCTTACTCGCCCAGTTGCCGACCCTATTTGGAATGTTGCGTCTCCTTTGAATCATTTTAATTGCAAATGTTTGCTTTTGCAGGAAGACGAAGAATCTACACTTACTGCCGAAGACGAAACCGAAGACCTTAGAAAACATGCTGATGAAAAAATAGACGATATATTTGCTTCAAACCCCGGAAAAGACGGAATGGTGTTTAATGAACACCATCCGTATTTTGAAGAAGCGAGGGCAGACAAGGCAGGGGCTGACAATTTTGGTTTTCCAATACCAGACAAAGATGGCAAGGAATAAATTTAATTTCGCAGAAATAAAAGAGCGTGTTACCAAGATGAAGAATGTACTTCCTCCGGTCTTGGCTAATCAGGCTAAAAATTATTTCGTCGGAAATTTCTCCAATCAGTCCTTTGATGGTCAAAAATGGCAGGAAGTAAATCGTAGAATACCGGGAACGTCCGCATATAAATACCCAAAGAAAAAAGATCTTGGAAGAAGAAGAAGGCCGATATTGATTGGAAAAGGATCAACAAAGCTAAGAAGGGCGACAGCAAATA